AGGGGTACAAGCATAAAAGTAGCCAAAGTAAAAAACACCCTCCAACCATTCGGTTTGCCATCTTTTTCTCTTTCTTCTTTAATTTTAAGTTTTTCTGCCTCTTCCATGCTGGCAAAAATTAAACTACCTTTTGGAATTTTATCTTTGTTTTCTTCCCAACCTTTTTTAGCGTCCTCTCCAATACTAGCATTGTAGGGGCAGTAAGTTCCCGCATTCCACATAGCATCAAATACTCTTGCATCAGCACACAATGTTGAAATAGCGGCTACTTTCATGCCCATAGCATAGAGAGATCGAGAGAGTTTTATTCTTTCACAATTTTCATCTGTGACTGTTATTCCTGATGCAATTCCTAAAATTTGTGTTTGAACACCAGCCGATGCCGCTGTTTTACAAACATCAGAATTATTTACTACAACTGATGGTGCGTTAGCTGTAGGTGGTGTGTTATTGGTTACGACTGTTGATGATACAGTGTTTGTCTCTGCCATAGCAGAGTCCATCAAACTACTAAGAAAATAAATTAATATTGCGGCTATTATTGTTCCTATAATAAAAGGTTTCCACATTTATCATTCTGGCTTTGGATATTTATTTTTTACTGCTGTTCTTTTTGCTTGTAAATCTGTAAGTGTGTCGCCACCATCTAATAGTGCGTGAATACAATCTTGAATAGTTGGATATTCAAATTCTCTATTTCTTTTCCATTCTTCAGCATCATACTCAGCTTGTAATTCATTCATTTTGGTTTGTATGTCAGCTTTAGAAATAGGTGTTGTTCCATTGTGCCATTCTATTTCGCAAGTATTAATATCATTTCCTCTTATTGTGCATTTAGCATCAGGATTAATTTTTATTATTGCTTCTAAAATCATGCTTGTACTTCAATTAATATTATTTGTGATGGTTCATTATCAGAAGAAACTATAACTGATGCATTATTTCCCTGACTTTTAAATTGAACTTTGTACGTTGTAGCTGATGTTGTTGATGGGCTATCAAGATGATTACAAGATGCACTTCCAACTCCTGTGTGATGATCATTACTTCCATAGCCATATTTTTGTTGATAACCAGCTCTACCACCAAAAAGAGCAATATCAGTTGACCCTCTTAATAATTTTGCCTCAAGTCTTGTTAAATTATCTCGTCTTTGTACTGCATTTAAATTTACAAGAACTAAAATTTTATTTGAAGAAGAAGCTGGTGTAATACTTGCACTCAATCCACAATCAGCAAAAGTGCTTGAACTTGTACTTGCTTCACTAGATAATGTGCCTTGTATTACTTGTAAAACTTTTCCAGCATCTAAATTAGTTAAGTTCGCACCACTAACAGCTGGTAGTGTTCCTGTTAATCCTTGTGTTGCGTTTAATTTTATTAATGGCATAATTTTATCCTATTCTATTAATTTGTATCCACCAAAAAAAGTTTGAGAAGCAGACCCTACAATATTTTGAGAACCTCCACTCCAATTTACATTTGCATAAACTTCATAATAATCTGAAGAGCCATTTGATTCAACTACTGTGCTAACTGGAACCATAAAATTATATCCTAGTCCACTTGTTCTATGATCTAAAGAATTTCCAGCTATTTTCGAGCCATTTTTATAAATATTTATTGAATACTCTTGCATACTTGCTGATGACCCATTAGCTATATAAATGTGTGCATATAAATAATATTTACCACTTGTTTGAGGCGTGTACCTATAATTACTCGAAGAATCAAACGCATTTGCCGTATCGTATGTTTCAGCATTAAATTGAATTTTCGTTGCAGTATTATTTGAAATAGATTGATTACCATTTCTATACACATGAAAGTTTGGAGTATTTTGTCCACCAGCATCTCCAAAAGATAACTGACCTACTCCTGTTGCACCTGACCCTGATACTGATGCAACTTTTAAAACTTTATCTGCTGTTACATTTCCTGTTGGTAAGATTAGTTCATAAGATTGACCAGCACTATGAGCTGGCGAAGATATTTTCACACCATGGCTGTTCTGTGAGCAATTGAGTTGTATCGTTCCATTTTCTGAACTTCCATCACCTTTAACTGTAAGACCAGCACTAGAACTATCAGATATTAAATTAAGTTTGCCTTTTGTGATTGCACTATCTGTTACTGTGGTTGCAACCCCGACATCGTTTACCGAGCCTAATATTAAAATGAAATCAATACTATCAGATGACGAAAGAGTGCCGCTTGATGGCAAAAATGTAATCTGAGAACCGCTTATAGAAAAAGATGTATTTGCTTTTTGAATTACGCCGTTCAAACTGACTATGCAGTGATTAGCCGATTCTGGGCTAAATGCTACACCACCTACTAATATGTTATAGGTGTTAGTTGAACTCGTAGTTATATCGTCTGCGTATAAAAACGAGCCTGTGGTCGGATTCTTACCTATATATGCCAAAATTTACTCCTTTATTTTGGGTTATCTGCTCTAACTTTATCGTTGTGGTCTTTAAATGTAGATGTACCATCTTTCTGATCTTTGTACAACATTTCAAGCTGGCTAGCCCACGAACCATATTGTTCTCGTCTAGTTGCATCTATACCAGCATTTGTTTCAGCAGTATCGCCAGCAGACTCATAACTAGCTATCTGTGCATCAGTAGGTTTGTCTAAACCATCTACTGACCAAGTTTTGATGTAAGCCCCGTTCCCATCAGAATCATCTTGTAAAGCTACATTTCCCTCTGGGCCAAAATCAGCAACCTTGCTGTTTGCCTCGCAGTAGAGTTTTATTTTTGTACTTAGTTGTGCCATAGTTTTCTCCTTTCTTAATTTTATGTGTCGCCTAATTTAATACAGTAGAAACCTGTTTTTTGTGATGTTGTAGAAGCGTCTAAAGTAGCAGTCTCACCACCCTCTACATAAA